TGAGCGGAAGGCCGTCGTTCTGGTAGCTCTCCAGCCCCTGCGCGATGTCGTAGCTGGTCGTGTTGTTCTGCAGCTCGATAAAGAACCTGTTGGCAGATGTCAGTCCTGCAGCCAGTTCTAGCTTATTATCTCCAGTCAGTGAGTCGGCCTGCGTGAGGTGCAGGGTCACTGCAGATCCAACCACGTTGACGTAGATACCAAAGCCTTGGCCAGATCCAGTCGATCCAATCCAGAGCGGCGTCTCAGTTCCTGTCTGACCAATGACAACACGATCACCCGTCTGCAGATCAGGTGTAACGTTTAGCGTTATGGTGTCAGTCGTCGCGTTGACGTCGGTCCCGTTGAAATAGTACCGCGCAGGACCCGGACGCAGCATGACCACCGAATCGCCGCACTGAATCAGCCGGACGTCGTCGTAGAAGTCGTGGCCATTCATCGGGATTTCCAGATGGGCCTGATTAGGACGCAGCAAGAAGACACGTCCCTGACCGCCATCAGTGGTCCTAGCCACGTTGCTGGCCACCAGCAGTGACTGAGTTCCGGTCGTTTTGTCCCGATACTTCAACAGCGCCACGATGTCTGTGATGCCAGTCGTCGTGGAGTAGTACTGGAATGTCTGAGGATTCGGATAGGTAAACGTGTACGAGCTTGTGCTCATCACCGCATTGCTGTTGTCCTCAGATTTAGACAGCAGACGGGTTCCGTTCTTGAACACCAACTCGCTGGATGATGGATTGCACGAGACAACCGTGTTCACTGCAACCTGAGCCAGCCCTGAAGCCGTATTTACGGTCGAGCTGTTGGCGCTGACGTTTGCCGTGAAGCTTCCATTGACCCACAGACCGCCCCACTTGGGACGCACCACGCCCCAGCGATTCTTGATGTTCTGATCCTCGAAGCGCCGATTGATCGCCAACGAGACATACTTTGGAGGCAACAGATCAGCGTTGAGTCGAGAGTTCATCCCGATGAACCCGTCATCCTGACCAACCAGTTGAGGGATGTCTGGCATCAGCGTGTAGGCACAACGATCTGCCGCACCTGCATCTCCTGTCGAGCAACCTTGTCAATTTCATCCGTTAGAGCCGACTCTCCGAGCTGCAGAAACTCATTCCCAAGATCCACTTTGCCATCCACACGCAGCATTTGACCTGCGGCCCGGTACGAGCAGATCTCAGAGAACCTGTACGGGATGCTGGTCGGGTCGCTCAAGTACACCGGAGGAAGCAAGCGCACCTCTATGAACACGTACGGAATCTCGTCCAACACGAGCAGGCCATCCTCGTCGAAACCGTACTGCACGTTGCGAGTCTGCGGAATCCGCACCCTAGGATCGTTGCGGTAGACCGCGAAGATCTCGCCAAGCTCCTGCGACCTCGTTGTGCCGTCCGGATTGTCGATCTGCGAGACGTGACGGAAGAACGGATTGAGCAGACCCCAGAACTGGTTGTTCGTTGGATCAGTCCCAGCAAGAGGCGCTGAGAAGCACTGATAGTACTGCTGCGTCACATCGTAGAGCACGATGTCACCAACCGAATACGTCGTGTTGGAATCCCAGCTTGCGTTGGAGCTACTGGTGTAGGATGGACGAGCCTCTGCCCAATAGGTTGAGTTGAGAGTTCCGCCAGATGTAGTGCTGACCGGAGGAATCACCTCGATGCTCTCACCGTTCTCAAGGCCAAGAGCCGTCACGCCGTCCTCAAGTCCAAGCACGAAGAAGTAGTCGGCATCGAACGTCGGAGGCTCACCGGAGGAAGCCCCGTTGTTGATCCACTGATAGTACTTCTGCTCCGTTGGCCAATAGACCACATCGCCGAACGAGTAGGACTCCGTTGAAGAGTAAGTCGGAGCAAAGAACTCCTGCTGTACGATCGTCTGATCCGGCCAGTCAAACGCCTCCCAAGCCTGCCTCAGTGCAGTGCCGATGAATGTGCGGAAGAAATTGGCCTCCTCAGTGGTGGGCGGATACGTCCGGCCTGTCATTTCGCAGGCTTTCCTCAGGACGTAGGAATATGTGACTGTCTTAGGCATAGATCGAGATCAGTCCGAGGATCGCAAAACTCCACGCTTTGCAACTCCAGTACTTCGCCGACAGCTTGGTGCCGGGATTGTCGCAGCCATGACGAGCGCGGAAGGAGGCTCGACGCTCAGGGATGTGCTTCTTGATGGTCATGTTCGGATCACCGAAGCGCACCAGACGCACCTGATCTCCTTCCTTGGCCAAGACAGCAAACTTCTTGGACTCACCCGGAGTCCGTTTCGGCTTGTTGTAGCCAGAGAAGCGTTGTCCTTTGTAGTTTATCACGTCAGTCCTTTGGCAATGCGTACCAACCTGCAGGCAGCACCACGCGGTTGGAGGATCTGACGCTCTGCCCCTTCGAGTCGAGCACCCAGACCCGAACTTTTACATCCTCAGCCAATCTTACCGGCTCACCGCTTGGCACCAGTATCACCCGCGCTGCGCACCCGCTGCTCATGCTGGCGAATACGATCCAGCAGCTTGTCACGCAGGCCCGGATCACGCTTGGCGTCTTCACTGGTCTGGTCCTTTCGCAACAGGTACTCAATGAACTTGAGCACCGCCAGAACCAACTGCTCGATCACGGCGCAGGAGGAGTGGCCTTAGCCTTGGAGAAGTAGCCCCAAGCAGCGGCAACGAGCGTAATGACCGCGCCAACGATCTCTGGGAGCTGATCCGCAGAGACGAGGCCCTTGGCGACCAAGAAGCCACCAGCGGCGCTAAGGACGTGGCGGATGAGGGATTTTATAGAGTCGTTCATGGTTTATCTTTCCAGTGTCTGATGTGCTTGTAGATAACAATCAGTCCAATGACACAGCCGATGCAAAGTGACGCGAAACGAACGTAAGGACTAAACGCTTCGATATAAGAGATCGCCACACCACCACCGGTGCTTCCGATCCCAACAATGGCGTCCTTGAGATCGTTGGTGTTCACGGTTTTACCAAGGAATGGCCAATCCAACAACGGGAGCAGGAGCCTTTGACTGGCTGATCTGAGCCTGAACTGACGATTCAACGGACGCTTTGTCCACGCCAGATGACCAGATCCATCCAAGGACTTGATCGTTGGTCAGTTGATCGTAAGGCGTAAACGAATCGGAAGAAGGAGGCTGAAGTTGAGTGGATTGAGAGATAGATCCAAAAGCATCTCCATCTGCCTTTGAGCAAGTCCAGTCCACGATGACAACAACATTGGCCAATCCGTCGACTGGTCGCTTGACTAAGAGATTGGTAATTTGCCAGTTCATATTAGATATTTCCAGAAGGAGCCCCGATTTGAATGAAGTTGGTTCCGTCATACACGAAACGAACTGTTTTAAATTTTGCGTTTACTGAAGGAACAGTTGATCCATCAGTCAAATAAGCGGCATTCCAATTTATTGCCGTTAATGTTCCAAGATCGTTTTTGATTATAAATATATATTCAGATCCAACATTTGCTCCGGAAACAGCGTTGATCGTCAATGTTGGACCTGGCGAGAAAATTCTAAAAACATTTGTGCCTTCGTTGTTGTAAGATGCGTATGGAGTATATGTATTTGTATAAGCGTACGATGTAAAATTGAACTGTTGAACTCCATTTATATTGGGAACAGCTTGTGCATACCTGTTCGCGTTGAGCGCAGGCGGGAAATTGCCAACTAATGAAATTGACCCCGGAGTTGCGTCTACAATGTAAATGCTCGCTCCGGCTCCGAGGTTAATAGTTGGGTATGATGGATTGTTTTGATTGTCTAAATTGACAATGGCTAGTTTATGTCCAGATCCATCGTTCGATGTAAACTTGATAAGTTGAGTAGCTATTCCTGCATCAACATAAACAGCAGAGTAATCCAGCCCGTTGATAGTTGTTCCAATGTTAAACAGATCTAGTGCCCCGAAATAATTTTGTTTGAATCTTACATTCTCAACCCTACTGCTTTCAAACACACACGAAGACCCCGGTCCGCCAACTATGCTGAACAAGTATGAAGTTGTGGATACATTGTTAATTTCAACATCTGAGAATTTTAGTCCAGCAACTCCTCCGTTGAAATAAAAGATAGGCTCTGAATAAGTATACGGAGATGAAGAAACAGGTTGTCCGTCTGTTTTTCCAATTACATAGAACGATTGAACATCAAAGTTTGGATGGCCTCCAGATCCTGCATTTGCTAACACTATTGATCCTCCACGCATATAAGACGTGGAAATCTTTCTCAAAGTAGCACCCCAGATGTTTGTTCCGGAACTCGTGCTAGATGAAAGGTTGTAGTTGCTAAAGAATCGAAAACCGTAAACAGAGAAAATGTTTTCTATGGTGAAGTTGTATACACCATAAATCAAAGATCCTGTTCCTGTCGTAAAGAAGAACGCACATCCTTTGTATCCGGTTACAGATGCTATTGTATCCCATTGGCAGAAGAAATTAGAGATGTTGAACTCTGAAATCTCGCCACCTTGAAACTCGAAGATTGGCATCGAGTCTCCAGTCACCACTGATTGCAACAATGTAGTTTGTCGAGACTCACCTTCAAGCGACCACCTTGATGTTTGACCAGCTATCTTGATCGAATCGTTCAGCAGGTAAATTCCTTTAGGAAAGAACGCCTTCTTCTGATTAGTTGTGACAAAGCTGACAGCGGCCTGAATCGCTGCGGTTGTGATTGAAGCGTCAGAGTTGGTGTTCTTAGCACCCCACTGCAGCACGTTTACCGGTCCGCTGTACTGCAATAGGAACCTCCCCGACCCAGCCGTGGGAGCGATTACCGTTCCGCCGTTATCGCTGGCCGCGCTAGCCGAATCGTAGATATACGTCCCTTGACCACCGTCATTGTCGCTGTAGTAGCCCCTCGTGATGTAGAGCTGTCCGTCAGTGATTCCGGAAACGGTAAGCGCCTTAAGAGCCGCCACGTTGTCCACGACGATAGCCTTACTGCCACTGGATCCGAAGATAGCGGCGTCGATCTGACTGACCGTGATCTTCTTGGTGGTGCCGGAAGAAGCCTGCGTGGTATCGCTGACATCTACGATTGCGAGCGGATCAACAGTTGTGTTGACCGTGGAGATCGCTGTCAGTTCGGTGATCTTGGTGGCTGGCATGGTCGGTTAGTACTTGCGGTTATAGGCGATGAACGTTCCGGCAGAGGCAGCGACTGAGGTGAACACCCCGGGGATCTCGGTGCCAGCAGCGATGGAGACGCTGGTCGGGAAGTTGGTGATGTTACCAGAGACCGCGCTAAACGTGCAGGCAGTCACGCACTGGATGCGCTGGAAGTTGCCGGTGACGGCTGCGGTGCTGGTGTTAGCGACGCCGCCGTACTCCCCGGCGAGCTGACGATTGGCTCCTACATTCATGCTTGGTCTAGTTCAGTGTTTGTTGTCTGCCTTTCAAGTTCTCAGTTCGGATTCTGCGCGATGGCAGCAGCGGACTTGTACAGGTCATCGACGTGAGCGTCAGTCCATCCCAGCTCGTCCTGCAGCATCACGATGATCGGACTGTCACGGACGATGTTCTCCTTGTACTCCCAACGGTTCCAACCAATGGACCTCTGAGGCTCTGGAAGGCCATTTAGTGCGGTTGCAATGGCGGTCATCTCGCCGGCCTGCATCACCGCCTCACGCAAGGCCCACATCGACACCTGCGTCGGAACAGGAATGACGATCGGGGCTACAACCCAAGCGCCATCAATCCACTGACAGGTTTCAGTCGCAGGATCGTAAGGAGGTTGCGGCACCTCGACCCATCCCTTGCGGAGAAGGTTGGCGATGGCGACAGAATCAATCTCGGAGCGGAGTTGCTTGTCGTAGCTGAGGAAAGTATTCACAGGGTCGCAGTGTTGTTTATGTCGGCGATTTTGAAGGACAATGAAGCTGCAACTTCAAATCGCCTTCTGAGAGATTTGGAGATGAATGAATTGAACAGCAGGAACTGCATTAGATCAGATGTGTCGAGGTCGGATCCGCTTAGACGTCCGCCGAGCGATATTCTAGTGGTTGTAGTTCCTATCACAGGTGCGGACTGCGAAACGTTTGTTCTGAATCCATAAATCGTTGAGCCGTTGTAGCCGACACTGTTGATGTAAGGCGTCCCAGCGGTTGCCGAAAAGATCCAAACATTGTACGTATTAGTGCTAAAAAAACGCGTCGATGTACCAGAGAATGATCCACCAAAATGAACGTACGAAAAATTTATTATGCTGAAACTTCCATCGTCAGTGGAAACAAGGTGTTTGTCTGAACCTACATTTCTAGGCACATTGGTGCATATCCAAACGTATTGGGTTGGGTTTTCAGCGGTTGTAATTGACGTCGTCATGCATGTGCCAACTCCTGAGTTAGCAGTCGCCGAGAAACTAACCGCAGGCTGACCACCTTGGATGCTGGTCTGGAACGTCGGCCGTTTTCCAGTTATTGCTGTAAACGTCCTGCCGTTCGCGCTTTTCTCAACCCAACTTGAAAGTGTCCCGCCATTGGAAACGCCGCTAATTGTGCGGCTGTCGAGCACCAGAACAGCTCCTGCGTACCGAGCCGAGAACATGACGTGGCGACTGCGGCGATGCATTAGGCTGCTGTGTAGGTGATTTCCACTCCGAGGAGACGAGCGTCTGAAGCGTAATTGTCGCCAGCTACTCCGGCATCTCGATAGACCTCAAAGATCACGGGGTTCCCAGCAGCAGACGTTCCAGCGAGTGAAATTCCAGAGGTTGCTGCACTAATGTGAACGTCATTGATGGCCAAAAGTGAATCAGTAACTGTCACCCCAGTACCCATTGTTGCGCCGAGCGGATCGTCGTTTGCATAGGATCTTCCGCGCACTCCCCATACAACATCAATGTTTGGGGCACTTGCGGTCACAGATGCTGTCCAATGGAATTTGAACGTCATCGTCCCAGTCGGAGACCAGTTTGATGGCATCACCACCATTGCCTGAGCATACTCGGCAGTTCCGGGATCGAACAGCAGCTCGTCAGTGTTGACGCTTCCGGTGGCCTGCTCGCGAGAGTCGATGCCGCAACCAGTCGTGGTACGAGGTATCCACTGAGCAGCCGGTATCCAGACGTTGGTGATGCTGGTTCCTCCACCAGCCGGAGTCGCCCAAGTGCCATCTCCACGCCAGAAGGTGGTGCTGCTCGCTCCTGTTCCGGAGTTGAGGTTAGTGACTGGCAGGTTTCCAGTTACTCCAGTCGATAGCGGAAGCCCAGTGCAGCTAGTCAGTGTTCCGCTTGTCGGAGTTCCAAGCGCAGGCGTCACCAGCGTCGGGCTCGTAGCAAAAACCAGAGACCCGCTTCCAGTTTCATCGGTGACTGCGGAAGCCAGATTCGCGCTTGTCGGAGTCGTCAGGAACGTGGCTACCCCAGAAGCTGGCGTGACTGTTGCAAGAGCACCCAGCCCCATCGAAGTGCGGGCAGTGGCTGCAGTCTGATTCTCCCACCGGTTGGTCGTCCAAACGAGGAAGTCGTTTGTCGCTGGCGTCGTCGGGTAGTTAACGTCGTGCAGCTCGTTCAGCTCGTAGCCATTGTTGACCGCGACGTAGATGATGCCGTTGGAAGGGTGAGCACTGACTACATAGCCCATTCGGACCGCGTGGTTGGGAGCTGTTGGAATCGTATTCACCAACAACCCAGCAGTAGTCGCACTGATGTAGAGAAGATCGCCAGCCGTAAATGTTTGCGTGTTGAGATCACGCAGCAGTCCGCTCGTGATGACCATTCCAGTGGCGTTGTTGGCAATGGTCTCCGACGCAATTCCGATGGTGTTTGCGGTGTTCGGATCCGTATTCCCCTGAGCCAACGCAATCGTGAGGTTTCCAGCACTCGCACCGTTTACTCGAACAACCTGCCCGCGAGTGATTGTCGATCCTGTGGTGTTGCGCCCCAGCACATGACTATCGACGCCAAGCAATGCGTTGACCGATCCGGCTCCAATACCAAGGTCAATCGTCTGATTAGTCGGATCCCAGATCATCTTCGCCAACCCGACTGTTCCACCAGCAGTATTGAACGTGACGCTCTTCAGCCCGCTCATCTCCTGAGTGTCGCTCAACGTGACAGAGCTGTTCTGAATGAGCTGGCCAGTGGTTCCATCCCAGCGCACCAGAGCATTATCCGTAGTCGGAGAAGCAGGACCAGAGACGTTTCCACCACCAGATCCTCCAGTTGCGGAGATGGTGATCGTATCGGTCGATGCATCAGCCGTGATGCTGACGTTGGTTCCAGCAACCAGAGTCAGTGTGTCAGAGGTGCTGTCAGCAACTAGAGACTGACCACCTGCAGAAACAGTGGAGAAGATGTTTTGGTCCCCGCTGTTGGTGCCGCTAAGGGTTCCAGAAGCGCCGTCAGCGATCGTAATTCCAGAAGTCTGAAGCGTGGATCCGCCAGTGCCATCAGCCCTCAGGATCGCATTGTCCGTGGATCCAGTGTTACCTCCGATTCCACCGCCACCACCACCGCCGCCAGCGTATAGTTCAGTGAAGTTGTCGTTGCACTTGTCAAACGCTGTCCTCAGCGGATCACCAGTACCGTCATTTGCCGTTGTGCCGATGTTGATGAGCTGCTGTGCCATACGTCAGTACTTCTTGCTGAACTTAGTGTTCGTCGGAGCAAAGCCGACCTGCAACTTGGTTCCCCCGCATTTCACGCGCACCTCTGGGTTGTCCCGCTCCACCTCACGCAGGAACTGAGAATCTTTCCAGCATTCGTATCCCAGTTTAGCTCCCCAATGATGGTAGAGCGTCGGATCTATACGCATCCGCAATCGGCCAATGCCGTCGATGCTGCGGAGATCCTGCTGGCTGTCCTTGGCGATGCGCTTCTGATGCACCTCGGCATTCACTAAATCCGCGTGATAACCGGTAGCCAGTTCCTTGACCACATCCTGACGCAGTTGCGCCGGGAGTCCTTCGAGTACGTTGTCTAGTATGGGTGATTGCATGGTATAAAAAAGGGGAGCACCCACCGATATGGCAGATGCTCCCCGTTGAGTGATTTATTACGACGCGCCAGCGAACATGCCGAAGCCGCCGGGGTTCTTCACCACGAGACCGGCAATGGCCTGAACGAGACGGATCGGGCCGCCGCCAGCGTCAGGGAGATCCTTGACCTCGGGCAGCTTGCAGTAACGGATCTCGGTCATGTCCATCGGGATCACGTAACCACGATAGGCTTGCGAATCCAAAGCCGCAGAGTTCTTGCCACCGATGAAGGTGGTGGGGTGCAGGATGAGACGACCGAAGTCACCCTCGAACACGTCGATGGAGGACGCGAACGTCGAGCTGGACAGCTCCTGATTGAACGTGCGAACAGCCGTGGCCGCGATGCTGTTAGTATTGGCAACCTGCGTGGCAGAAGAGCTAGTCAGGTTCGTGAACGCGCGCTTCAGGGTCGTTCCGAGAATGCAGTCGTAGTCGCGGTACACGCCAGTCTTGGAGTAGATGGCGGTAAGCACGTTTTGCACGGTGGACTCAGCGAAGTTCGCCGAGGTGACAGAGCTGATGGCATTGGTAGCCGCAGTGCCCGGGGTCACGCCGCCAGCAGGAGCGAAGGCGGAACCGGAGGCAAGAGCACCAATGTTGGAGCTGTTGGTGCCGAGGAGCCAGTTACCGAGGGAACCGGTCTGGTAGGCAGTGGAGGAGCCGTTGTCCTGCTGCGCCGCCTGATTGGTGCAGAGGAACGTACTCTCCATATCCCGTTTAATCTCAACAAGGAGCTTAGCAACCGAGTATGCGATCTCGCTTGCAGCACCGGCAACATTCTGCGTCTCGGCGATGAAACCGACACGAGCATTGCGGCGGAACGCCTGAGCGTAGTTAGTGACGCGCAGACGATTGGCCGACTCGTTCGTGTAGCTGGAGACGTCAGTGCCGTCGATCACGCCGCCAAGCTGAGGAGCGGAGTAATCGTCACATTGCCATGACATGACTACGTTTCCAAGATCCTTCCCCTTGGGAGACATTGACACAAAGGGGGTACTTTTAGCGTCGACGTTAGCGATATAGTCGGCCAATTCCTCGCGGACGCCGACCTGATTGTTTACACCAAGATATGCCATAGTATTAGGATTTTAAGATTGTGTGTTGAAGCAACCGCGACAGATCGGCAGTGCTCCCACTTTGGTTGAACGCCTTCTTGGCAGACCGCGCCGCATCGTTGGCCTTGTCAGACTTGACCGGACTCGCCTTAGGAGCTGCGGGCTGTTTCGGAGCCACCTTCACAGGGGCCTTTGCAACCTTCGCGCTCTTCTCGCGTTCCATTCGAGCCTTCCGACCTTCGAGGAAGTCACCGATTGCAATCTGGTAGTCAGGAAACGACGCAAGCTGTGGCATTTGCCGCAACACCTGCTGCGCTTCCGAATACGTCGGATTGCTACGGTCCTTCCACCAAGGGTACGCACTCTCCGCAACTGGCCGGACTTGCTTGTACGTGTTCAGGAATTGGTGCCGCGTCGGAATGTGAACATCCAAGGCATCCTCGACTCGTCGCCGAATCGCCTTGATCTCATCCGCGCTGTACTCTTTCCCGCCCACTTCGCAGCCGTCAGCGTTGTCCTCGCACCACCTTCTCAACTCCCGGGCCTTGCGGTACTCATCGCTGAGTTTCGCCTCGTCCCAGATGTCAGAGAACGGATTGTCGGTCGTCGCTGCCGCCTGCGGTACTGCCGCCTGCTGCTCGAGTGCTTCCAGCTTCGTCCGCGCCTCATTCAGCTCCCGCTCCAAGGCTTCCGCTTTAGCTGCGGCTTCCTTTTTCTGAGCAACGAGCTTGTTGATGCGCTTCTGGACTCCAGCCGGTTCGTCCTCGGTAGCGTCTTCAGTCTGCTGAGTGGTTTCCTCCTCAGCGGGATCCTCCACGGGTGTCGCCTCCCCGGTCTCAGCAGTCTCGGACGCTGACTCCTCGGCAACCGGCTCATCTGCACTCGCAGCGGCTGGTTCCGGTTCCTCGACAGCTTTCGGAGTCTCAGAGAACCGAGTCTCCAACAGTTTCGCCAACGCCACCGTGTCGAGCGGGATCGGGTTGAGCGGTTGTGCCGTGTTTTGTTGGGGTGTCGCTTCCCCGGTTTGTGTTGCTTCCATGCTTTTTAGGCCCTGCAAGTCGGGCATACTACGACAGGGTTTAACGCTAAACCCAGAAAGCTGAAGCCCTCATGGACTACGTTACCGCTAACGTCAATCAATTATTCTTGGGGAGCTTCCAGCTTCAGACCCATCTCCACGAGGAACGAGCGTGCATCCGATAGAGCAGCCGCCCGCCCGCAGTTGTACGCCCTCGCTTCCGGCGTCAGTGCCGAGTTGATCGCTGCGGACACCTCATCAGCAATCAATTCACTCAGCACCTGCCGCAATGCACGCAGCACCGGCTCATGTTCACCCACACCACCCAGCGCCATCTTGAGCTGTTCGTCAGTCATTCTCATTGAGGAGTCGCTCCGGGTTGCACGCCAAGACGTCCAGTGACCGCGTTCTGTTGCTGTTGGACGCTGAACTGAAGATTCTCAACGTACTTCTGCAAGTTAGCTTGGAACAACGGATCCTGTTGTGCCTGCTGCTGGTATTTCGGGTTCGCCTGCAGGATCTGCTGCGCAAAGTTAAGCCTTGCTTGAGCTGTCGGATCGTTCTCACGCAGCTTGGGAGGATTGCCAAGGCTCATCAGGCCCAGTTCATCGTTGGTCTCGTCGAACATCTTCTGCGAGGCCGGTCCAGCCTGCATGATAAGCTCATTAGCCAGAGTCGGATCAATCGCACGCAGCGCCAGACCCACCAACTTGGTGCGATCCACCACGCCAACGCTGTCCAGCGGCAGAACGAGGCTAGAAAGCGCCTTGAGCTTCTCGGTCACGAGGTCGGTCTGCAGCTCGCGCACGTCGAACTTCAGCGAAACGTCGAATTCTTGGACGTTGGTACTCAGCGGAACGTTGCTTCCGGTGATACGAGCCACCTCTTCCGGCCCAGTGTACTGCAACGTTAGGCTCAGAACCTGCCGGAACGCCTCGGTCCAGCCATGCAGCCAATTATTCACGAGCCTCTGCTGCCGCATCTGAGTGAGCGCAGGAGGCACTTTCTCGGTGGGACGGCCAAAGTACCTGTCCACCTGCGTCTCGATGGCTGCGATGAGGTTAAACGCAACACTCGGCTCACGCGCAGGCGGCTGCATGAACGAGATCTCGCCCGGACGCAGCACCGGAATCTGCACCGCAGGCCCAAGACGCAGGTTTCCGCCCCTCGTCTTAGGAACTTGGATCGGCGGAATCGTGTTCAGGCTCGTGTAATCGAAGATCGAATCACGCTGGGCCTTGATTTCATTCTGCCAGGTGCTGCAGATCTCAGGAACACCACGGCTCTCGACGATCTTCCGATGGATCACCTCGCTGCGCCACACGATGAACGGATACTGACCGTGCTCGTAGTCGATCAGCTCGAACTTGCCCCACGAATCACCCACTTGTGGACAGAATACTGTACAGTAAACGCCCGGGACACCGTCTTCATCGAGCGCCTTCTGGTAGGCGTACACCACCTCGATCAGGTTCTCACGGTCCAACACCGCGTTGTTGGTCAGCCCAATGGTGTAGGTGTAGTCGCTGAAGTTGCTGAACCGTCCTCGGGTGGCAATCGCCTGCTTAGCCCATTCCTCATCCCAGTCGTCGGTCTCGACATGCTGCATCACCTCGATTTCGGTCATGTAGCAGCGACGAAAAACCACACGAGCACTCTGGATGTCGGTCGTCTCCGGCGGGAACGCCAGCTCATCGTATGGAGCCAATGCCGCAACGCTCGGAGAGTTCTTCACCAGCGTCGGCACGTAGATCTCGCACTCGCCTTCCTCACGCAGGTCCTTCACGCACTCCAGAGCCTTGCGCTTCTTGAGATTCGGGAAAGCCGCCATGAGCAGCTCGGCCAACTGGTCGGTGGCGTCCGGATTCGCCAGCAGATTCGGCAGGTCCGCCAACACGCTGCCAGTTGGGCTCTGCGCCGCGATCGCCATGAGCTGCTCGACCGTGACGTACTGCTCCTTCTGACCGATCTCCTGCTGCCACGAGACATGCACGCCCGCCCAGCCGTAGGTCCACAGGTACTGACTCAAGAGCTCCACCTCACGGGTCATGTCCGTGTAGAGCTTCTGGTTCATCACCCAGTCCATGAGGCTGTGCGCCGTCACCGCGGTGTCCAGATTCCGCACGTTGGTTGGAGCAACACGCAGCATCGAGCGCCAGAAGGCCGTCGAGCACACGTCAACCAGCCCGTTGACCACCTCGTCAGCCAGCGGGATCCGCGTATCGGACGCACCGTCCCAAGGGAACGCCATCTTCCCATTCGGCTGGTTGTCATTCCACTTCTTGCCGTCACCGCTCTGACCGTCCCAGCGGCAGTACCGGGTGTTCTCAGCCTGACCAACACGAGTCCCAAGACCAAAGTCAGTTGCCGCACGGCGCAGCTCCTCGTTCAGCGCACCCACGTCCGGCGCGTCACCCACATGCGCCATTGCATCACCACTGGTCTTGTAACTCGTCGCGTATTGCATCTGCAGCCCTTTGGTCTCTTTTTGCCTAAAAAGCAACGCTAATACCCCCCTCCGCCGTAGCTATCCAGCCCACCGGCACCCACATGCTCTATCTTGGAGATCAAAAGCATGCCCAAGCAGTCGATCGGATCCTTGGATGCACCCTTCTGGCCATCCCTGCCCGTATGCTCTGACATGCACCAGATCAGGTTGTGCAGGTCGTCCACCACGTAGAGCCTCGGCTCGTTCAAGGACGTGAGCGGCTTTGTAGCGTCGTAACTCAGGTCGGAGTTGATGGCAGCCGTCCGCTGGTCAACCGGCACACCCGGAGCTGGAATGAACGCCATGCCATCGTCCTGATCGCTAGGCTCGGCCAGTAGGTCAATCAGCGTCGTCCCACCCTGCTCGCTCAATGCCGGACTGCCACCCGCTCTAGGGTCAATCAAACGCATTACCGGCTCCCCACGGCCAATCTCTTCCTCGATAGTACGGAATAGCTGCCGGTACTCGATCACGCTCCGACCCGCCTCCAACGTCTGAGCCGGACCCGGTTTTCCGTCCGCCTTCTCACTCGGCAGCGCCCACTCTCCGTACCCGGTGAAGTCCGGGAACTCACGCACCACCACCTTGCGGCCATCCTCGTAGACCAGCAGCCACAGGCAGTACCAGTTACGGCTGCCAGCCGGGTCGCAGACCATGTACAGCGTACCCCCATCAGGAATCCTGCTTCGAGGTATGCAGTGAGTCTCAGGCCGGAACCTCGCAAACGCCTTGCCGATGTTGTCGCTCGCCCAGCCATAGGCACGCGTCAGGATCTGCCCCATCGGCGCACCAACCAGCTTGGACTTCATCTCGTCCCACGGGTTGTATGGGTTGTCCTCGGAGAAGAAGAAAACCGTGGACCGATTCTGCTTCTCCAGCCGCATCACCCTAGGTGCCTTCCCTGCCGGCCATGTGGGTAATCCCTGCTTACCAGTCAGCATCTGCCCCTTGTGCCACTCGGTGATCGCCGCACCCCCAGTGAACTCCTTGTAGACTGACGCCACACCCTCGAGCGGAGTCTGGGTCACCAGCAGCTTACCCCTACGTGTAACCAAACGGTACCGTAGCGTGTCTACCCAGCTCTGCGGAACCAGCTCGTCGCACCAGATTAGATCAGCCTCACGGCCTTCGATGGTGTTCTCACTCTGCGTGTAGTTCAGGAAGTCACAGCGGGAGCCGTTAGGCAGGATGAAGGAGCCGTCCGTGAAGCCATTCTTACGGCTGTAGTTCAGATAGTGGATCTTCCCCTTCTTCGTAGCCTTCAAGGCCACCGGTAGGTACTGGTAGATCGCAGGCTGCTGCACCGTGACTGAGGTGGCATTGCTCGTATGGCAGCAGAGCACGTTGCAGTTCTCCTTCGAGAGCAGCGTCTCCACCACCCGCCTAGCTGCCCATAGGGTCTTCCCAGCCCGGTTGCCACCGGAGATCAGAAGCTCGCTGCACTCTTCCCAGACCCCATTCGCCAGCACCCAGTGGTCCGGTATGAATCCGTAGGTGTAGGGATCCGCCTTCTCCAAGAGACACAACTGCGTCCGCTGGTCACGCAACTCCAAGGCTCGGGGATGATCCGCACGGACCTTCGGGATCACCGGATGCTGCGGCTGCTCGTTCCACCACGCGGTGTTGCACTTCTCCCGGCAGAAACGGTTGGTCTCCTTGTCCGGTATGAACGACTTGGAGCAGGTC